GGCATTGCGCGCCGCGATCATTTTCTAGTGGGTGAATTTTCTGGTTAAGTGAAACCTTGTTTTGGGTGAAATAGGTTAAATGAAAGGTGAAACCATCTACCTGAGCAAGTCGCAATTCGCGGCGCAGCAAGGCTGGAGCGCGAGTTACGTCACCAAACTCAAAGATCAGCAGCGGCTCGTGCTGAGTGAAGACGGGAAGCTGGTCGATGTTGCCGCGACGCTCGCGATCTTAAATCGCACGAACGATCCGGGGAAAGAATCGGTGCGCGAGCATCATGCTGCAGGACGAACAGAAAAAAACGTGAACGCGTTTACCCGTCCGGATGCGCCCACAGATGATGATCCTGAAACTCGTTCATCTGCCAACCCTAAATATTGGGATGCCAAGACCAGCCGCGAAAGTACGCTAGATCAATTGGCGAAGCTGGAACTGGCCAAGAAGAAAGGTAATCTGGTCGAACGCGAACGCGTCGAATCGATGGCATACGCTGCTGGGCGTATGCTTCGCGACTCCGTGTTGGGATTGCCGACACAGCTTGCCCCCGAGCTGGCAGCTATGACTGATGCGTTTCAGATCGAAATCAGGCTACGCGATGCATTACGTCAGATATTCGCTGATACAGCCAAGATGACCGTAGACGATCTTGATAAAGCCATGGAGCAGCCTCACTAATGAACGCGGTCGCCGACGGCGGCATTGCGTATCTAGCCGGTTTTTGCAAGGGTATCGAACCCGATCCCGATCTGTGGATCGACGAGTGGTCGGATGAGTATCAGCGCATCCCGGCGGGCAATGGTCCCGAGCCGGGAAAGTACCGAACAGACCGCACACCATTTGCGCGCGAACCGATGCGGTGCCTGTCACCGGCACATCCGGCGAAACGCGTTGTGGCCATGGCCGCATCGCAGCTGCTCAAGACGCAGATTGCCATCAACTGGATGTGCGCGTCGATTCACCAGGCGCCGGGCAATATCCTGACGCTGCTGCCAAGCGGCAACGTGGCAAAGCGCGTATCAGCGCGTATCGGTAAAACGATCGATGCGGTACCCGAACTACGTGAACGTGTGGCGTCCCCGCGGTCCAGGGATAGCCGGAACACGATTGATACGAAAGAATACAAGGGAGGCACGCTTTACATCACGACGGCCGGGTCGGCTGCGAACCTGGCCGAGATTCCGGCGCGTTATATTTATGGCGACGAAATAGATCGCTGGGAGGTATCGGTCGACCAGGAAGGCGATCCGGTCGAGCTGGCAGAGACGAGGACCAGCACCTTCGGTCGCAATGCCAAGATTTACTATTCCAGCTCACCAACGCTGGAAGGTGCAAGCCGGATCGCCACGCTTTATGCGCAGAGCGATCAGCGGCATTACTACGTGCCTTGCCCGCACTGCGGAGAGCTTCAGACCCTTGAATGGGAGAATCTCTGGTATGCACCTGATCTCAGTTCTGTTGCATACGTCTGCAAGGAGTGCGGTAGTCATATTGATGAAAGTCACAAAGCGAAAATGCTTTGCGACAAAGAGGCGGGCGGTGTCGCTGAATGGCGTGCGCATGCAGTTGGAGACGGAGAAACGGTCGGCTTCACGATTTCGGCGCTGTATGCGCCACTGGGCTGGGTATCCTGGTTGTCGCTGGCCAAGCAGTACGTCAAAGCCAAGGCCGCCGATGACAAAGGCGACCCGGAGCCGATGCAGGTATTTTACAACACGCGGCTTGCACGCACTTGGGACAACATCAAGGAGCGGACACAACCGGACGAGCTGAAAGCCCGTGCCGAAGATTACCCGTTACGCAGTATTCCTGATGACGTCCTGATCCTGACGGCCGCAGTGGATACGCAGGACAACCGCCTCGAACTAAAGATTCAAGGTTGGGGCGAAGGCATGGAGCGCTGGATGATCGATTACCAGGTCATTCATGGCGATATTGCATCCCAGTCAACCTGGGATGCGCTGGACGAGATCCTGAAAACGCCATTGCGTCGCTCGAATGGGATGAACATGAACATCCGGGCGACCGCGATCGATTCAGGCGGGCACTACACGCAGGAAGTTTACGAGTTCGTCCGCCAGCGTAAATATCGCATGGTGTTCGCGATCAAGGGCGCAAGCAAGCCGGGACGGCCGGTTGTATCCGCAACCCCGAGCAAGGTCGATATCAACCGGCGCGGAAAAGTGGAGAAGGGCGGAGCCGAGCTGTGGAGCGTCGGTACCGATACCGCCAAGGATTGGCTGCATAGCCGCTGGAAGATCGCAAGCGGCCCGGGAGGTGTGCACTTCTCAAAGGATCTGCCGGACGATTTCTATACGCAGATCTGCAGCGAACGGCGGCAGACGCGATACATCAAGGGGCACAAACGCTTCGAATGGATCAAGGCCCGCGGAGATCGTAACGAAGCGCTGGACTTGAGCGTGTATAACTTGGCGGCGGCGCATCGCCTGGGGCTGCACAAGTTCCGCGAAAACGATTGGGCGCGCGAGCGACTGAAAGTCAATCCGCCGCAAGGCGATTTATTTGTACAGACGTCCGCACCGGAGTGGAAACCTGGAATTGTGACACCGCCATCGGCCCCGGCAGCAACAAATTCGCAGCCGGGCACCGATGGCAAAAAATCTCTTGTTAGCAAACTTGCGTAAGGAGCAGCACATGGAAAAAGGAAACGAAACGGTGCAAGATCAGAATAACCAAAGCACGCCTTCCAAAACACCGGATAACAAAGGATATGGGGAAACTCCTGCAGGTGGCACTGCGAACCCCCCTGAGGTTATTGCCAAAGGCGAGCCAACGATCGCCGAGCATGTCGAAACACAGGCAGCCGCCCTTGACGAACAAATCAATGCACTGAGCGAAAAGAAAGATGCCTTGATGGGTTCGGTTGAAATCCGCTCCGATGTCATTCGCCGCATGCAGAGCAATCAAGCTGCGGCCATCGATGGCGAGATTGCCACGCTGACCGAAAAGAAAACCAGCATCCTGGCTATTCTGGAAAGCCTTCCGGAAGAGCTGCATAGCCTCGAAGCCCGCGTATTCGCCGCACTGAAGCACCTGTTCTGATCTAAAACATGCTTTTTGATCCAACCACTTCGCTGCTGGCCGGCCGTTCGACCGCGCAGCTGCAGACCGATCTGGCCAACGCACAACAGGCCTATATCGATCTCAGCACCGGTGCGAAGGGGGTAAGCTACAGTTACACCCAAGGCGACGGCGCGAAGTCCGTCACTTATACCCAGGCGAACCTTGGGGCACTTACTGCGCTGATCCGCACGCTGCAGCTGCAGCTCGGTATCGTTACTCGTGGCCGCAGGCCTGTCCGTTTCCGTTTCTGATAATCCATGCAAAAAACTGTTTCCATCCTCGGCGCCGACGGCAAGCCGCTGGCGCCCTATCGCGCCTCGATGCTGAATGGCGGCGGACGCACGCCCTACGATGCTGCGGATATCTACAGTGGCGCCATGGCCGATTGGCAGCCCTACCTGTGGAGCCCGGACGGCGAGCTCAACATGTACCGGGACCGCATCGTGTCGCGGGTGCGCGATCTGGTGCGCAACGATGGATGGGCTTCCGGTGCGGTCACGCGCACGCTCGACAATGCCATCGGCGCGAACTTCCGTCCGATTGCCAAGCCGGACTATCGCGCGTTGGCCCTTTACACCGGCAACAAAGCATTCGATGCGAAATGGGCGGACGAATTCGGTCGGGCCGCCGAAGCGAACTGGCGTATCTGGGCCAATGATCCCGGACGGTATTGCGACGCCCAGCGCAGCATGACGGTCGCGCAGATCATGCGCCTGGCATTCCGCCACAAGATCGTCGACGGCGATGCGCTGGCGCAGGTGATGTGGCTACCGGAACGTGTCGATATCGGTCGCGCGCGCTATGCGACCACCATCCAGGTGATCGATCCGGATCGCCTGAGCAATCCGCAATTGCGCTTTGACCAGATGACCATGCGCGGCGGCGTCGAAGTGGACGAGCTCGGTGCGGCCGTTGCTTACCATATTCGCCGTGCGCATCAAGGTGACTGGTTCAACGCCGCAAAATCCGTTTCATGGGATCGCATCCCGCGCGAAACCAACTGGGGCCGTCCCATCATCGTGCATGATTTCGATCATGATCGCGCTGCGCAACATCGCGGCGGGGCAGGAATGCTGGCACCGGTGCTGCAGCGTCTCAAGATGCTGGTGCGCTATGACTCGGCTGAACTGGATGCCGCGATCATCAATGCCGTATTTAGCGCATATGTCGAAAGTCCGTTCGATGCGCAATTTGTCGAACAGGCACTGGGTGGAGATGGGGCAGAACTTAATGCTTACCAGCAAGGCCGTTCTGAATTTCACAACGAGCGGAAGCTGAAGCTCGGGGATTCGCGCATGCCGATCCTGTATCCGGGCGAAAGCATCACTACCGTTAATGCAGCACGCCCGACATCGAATTTCGGCGACTTTGAGGGTGCCGTGCTGCGGAATGCTTCTGCGGCAACCGGGCTGTCGGCACAGCAGATCTCCAACAACTGGAGCGACGTGAACTATTCCAGCGCGCGCGGCGCATTGCTGGAAGCCTGGAAGACGCTCAACCGTCGCCGTATCGAATTCGGCCACGGCTTTGGCCAGCCGATCTGGGCTGCGCATATGGAAGAGCAGTTCGAAGTAGACAACCTTCCGCTGCCGAATGGGGCACCCGACTTCATGGAATGCCGCACGGCCTATTCCGCCGCGAAATGGATGGGTCCCGGCCGCGGCTGGATCGATATCGTCAAAGAACGCCAGGGCGCTGTGCTGGGTATGGATTCTGGTCTTTCCACGCTTGAGCAGGAATGCGCCGAAAACGGCGGCGAAGACTGGGAAGAGAACCTGGATCAGCGCGCCCGCGAGCTGGAAGCCTACAAGGAACGTGGGTTACCCGTGCCCACCTGGGCCGGCATGCAAACCGCGAAAGAAACCATACAACCCCAGGAGATCGAATAGAGCTTGCATCCTGTCTCATAATGAGATAGGCTTCTTCTTGAGCAATAGCACTGGGCTGTTGCAGCAACGAAGGAGAAGTTATCATGGCAACAAAACCGTTAGTCAAAGAATCAGAAATTCAAATTCTGGAAGTAGTCAAGGGCAGAATGGAATTCTGCATCCTTGGCAAAAGTCCGCTAATAATGAATCGTATGAGCCAGAAAGTTTGGTTCGAATTGCTTGCACCAAAAGGAAAAAAGACTTCGATAGAAAAGCAGTCTACTTTGAAGCATGATCCGATTCAGGAATTCCGTAACTCACCCTATATCATGTCGGATAAGAAAGCTGCGACGTTGCTCTGTATTCTGCCTACAGCATTCAAGCGAGCAATGGGAACTGCAGCTTTGGATACGCCCGGCGCTAAGAAAGCGCAGATTGGCCGACTCGTATTTATCGAAGGTGAGCAGTTACCGATCTACGGCGTGCCAAAGGTGTTTATGGCGATCACCCGCAGCGCCGATATGAACAAAACGCCAGATGTGCGAACCCGTGCTATTTTGCCAGAGTGGGCCTGCAAGTTAAACATTACATTCACGAAGCCAATATTGCGCGAACAGTCAATTGCCAACCTGTTGGCTGCCGCCGGGTTCCAATCTGGCGTTGGTGATTGGAGGCAGGAAAAAGGATCGGGTTCTTACGGCTC